CAGCAATCTCTCTGAGTTTAGTGATGGATGCCTTTTTATAATCGAGGATCGTGGTTTCTTCTAAATTAGATATGTTAATTGATTTCAGATCGAAATCAATTTGTTTCGGTAAATGTATCTCGTCCTCTAGTAAAGCCTCGTTTTCTATTTCTATTTTGGACTCTGGTTGCATTTCTAGTTTCACTTCCAAAACATTAAATTCGGTTTTTAATTCTAATTCGGCTTCTTCGTCGCACAAATCATCATCCTCTTGTTCAAAAGACGACTCGGCAGATTCGGATTCTGTTTCGAGACTGTGATCAAATTCAATTTCACCGTCCACCCTGTCAAAGGATGTCTCCCATAGAGGACTTTGGCTCGTCATATTCACCTTAAGTATTTTAATATTAGAAGTTTCTAATTCGCCAATTTCAATAATGTCACATTCCTCTTGGACGCTATCAGAATCAGACTCAGCATCAGAATCAGACTCGTCCTCTTCTTCGGAAGAATCGTCGTTCTCGGTGTCTTCATCATCGTCATCGGAAACTTCAATTAAATCAATCGTTTCAGATAAAACCTGGTTTACCGGTTCCGGGGGTGCCAAATCGTGGTGTACTCTTACCCCGCCGCTAAGGGCTATGTGCTTGACAGTATTTAACTCATCCGTTATAGCAGTCACTAAACTAAACATGGACGTAATTTTATGGTTCTGTTCCCTCAGCTTGGTTTCAAAGTAAACAATCAGTAATGCGGCGACTAATACCAACATCCCTAAAAAAATAAAAAAGGTGGGATTAAAAAAATCAATGAACGAGGGCATATTTATTTATATTTATTACAAAATACAAATATATTTAATTTATTTAACTAACGAATACATATATATATATATATAAATTTGTTTTTTATAATCTCCTTTTCTTATAAACTTTTCCCGTACTTGACAGAATTTTCAATAATTTCCTTGGGGTAATTCATATCGCTTAATACATTGATTCCGCCTTTGACATCTGATATACCATCTTTCAATAAATATTTATAAGTAATTCGATTACTCGTATCCTTAGTCACGTCCATGTGGTAGTTAATCACTTCCGAATGACCCTCAAAATTATTACAAATTTTTCTAAAATGAGTTGTCAGTACGCACGTGACGTTTTTGCTTTTCACTAAGTATTCCAAGAATGCGATTGCACTGACAACGGCCTCGTCCGGATTTGTTCCAGAGTACAACTCATCAAATACACAAAAATGCGTTTCTCTCTTACTTTCTTTTATAATGTCTAATATTTCTTTACATCTTCTTGCTTCCGCTTGAAAAAGACTATCGCGGCCAGACGTGTCTGGGATATTTAAATAACAATGTATATGGTGATAAGGTTTTAGTTTCGCAGATTTGTAAAACCCGCACCCAAATTGCTGCGATAAAATAATATTAATTAAAGTAGATTTTATAATGGTAGTTTTTCCTGCCGCGTTCGGACCACTTATAATAAAGTTCTTGTCCAGTTTGACACTATTTTCTACTGGGTTTTTATGCTTTAAAGGAGCGTAGTAACTTTTCACAAATCGGTTTATCTTTTTGTGTTTCTTTTTACTTGACCCGTTATTCTCATACAACTCTGCAAAATTCATTTTACCAGATTCAATATTCTCAGAAAGACCTTCGAGGAAGTCTACGTAACCATTAAATCCAAAAGAATAAATAAACGCACTATTACAGGCTTCATCATTATAAAGTTCATAAAAGTATTTTAAAACGGACCCTATATCCATTAGTTTTTTAATTGTTAATTTGTAATCCGATAAGCAACTAATATTATCTCTAAATTCTGTTATTTTTTTCATTTTGCTCAATAGGTGCTCGTTAAAACGCTGATGAGTTGGTAAGGGTAACGAGCACTTTAAGTAATTATCCATCCGTAAAATAGTAAAGTCTAAATATTCATGAATATGTTTAAAATACGTGTGTATTTTGTACATGTTTTTATTAAACCGAAGGCATACTTGAACGTTTTGATACATCGAAAATACATAAAAAAACGCAGAAATAACTAAATATGCCTTGTCTTGTATTTTAACTTGACTAAAATCTGTGAATAATTTAGCCAACGCGTTGTCTTGAACTAAGCCTTTTAAAATTTCAACATATTCCGCGACTGACAATTTGACTCCACGAATTTGTACTATAAAAAAAGGAACAATTAAGATAAACACCGGAAGACAAAAGGATAGCAAAGGCGACGCAATATTAAAAATGCTCAGTATTTGAAGAAACAATTCGTTTTTATTGACAAATTCTAAACACGCCCAATCTACATAACAATACTTATTCTTAAAATCATCGTCATTTTTCACATCATTCCATATGGATAAAATATGCGTATAATAGTCACTCGAGGTATTGGGTGGATCTTTTCGAATGGGTTTATATTTTTTTAATAAAGTTTGAGTATCCTTTAAAAATTTTACATCGGTTGTGTAGCATTCAGAGATCTGATAAACGATCTCGCTAGAGAGAGGATTCAATTTGTTTTCCAAGACAAAGCTATAAATACTATTACACGAAGGATCAATGGTTTCCACTAATTCTAAATCTTTAATAATATTAGAATTTATGTTAACCTTGGAGTCATTGTAATAAATAGGTAACTTAAACTCACTACTAATATCAATAAATATATTTTCATCCTCCTCGTCTGCGGCTGTATTACAGTAGTCTATATCATTTGCGGTGCAATCTTTTATAATATCCAGTACTTCGTCAAACATAAAACAAAAAAAAGAAAGATGTATAAATGTAAAATAGATTTATATTACATTTATTTGACGAATGTCGTGTTTTAAATATGAATTAATAATACTATACAAGACTTATAACTACTTATGTAACAAACTTAAGTCGCCTGGACATTCGTTGATTTCAATCGCATAATATTCTTCAATTTCTTTGATTTTAGGCACATCACGGCGAGTAATAAAATTCAAAGCGACTCCTTTGCGTCCCCATCTTCCGCTCCTGCCAATTCGGTGCAAGTAGAACGATACATCCTTTGGGACATCAAAGTTAATCACGGTGTTGACTTGTTGAATATCAATTCCTCTAGCCGTTAGGTTAGTAGAGATTAACACCCTGGAACCGCCACAACGAAAATCATCAAACTTCTGTAGTCTCTCAGACATTTCCATTTCTCGGTGAATGTGACAAACTGGAAACCCATCCTCGGACATTGCCTCGTACAAATCAACCACTCGCTTCACGCTGTTACAATAAATAATGCACTGGGATAAAGAAATATGAGAGTACAAGTCCTTCAGGGTCGCATATTTTTGCTGATCATCCTCCACGGCGACAAAATACTGAGAAATTCCCTCAAGTGTTAACTTATTAGCCTCCACTCGAATTGTAATGGGGTCCCTCATAATTTTAGACGTAATAGAATCAATGAATACGGGTAAAGTTGCACTGAACAAGGCAACCTGAACATCCGTCTCAAAATGTTGAAAGATGCTATACATTTGGTCCTTAAATCCACGCGACAGCAACTCGTCTGCTTCATCAAGCACTACAATGACTAATTTATCGGCACGCAAAGTATTCTTTCTAAGCATCTCATAAATGCGTCCAGGACATCCACACACCACATGTGGTTGCGGGGTTACTTTCAAGAAACTAACAGATTCATTGCCTTTCCCAGTCGAAACACCCCCAAATGCGGTTAAAACGCGTAGCGGAGGGTTCATCATACTTCCCAAGGTAGAGATAACTCTGGAAGTTTGAGACGCTAACTCTCTAGTCGGAGATACAATAATTGACTGAGTTGCGTTTTTGCTTGTATCAATTCTGCCTAAAACGCCAATGGAAAATGTGGCCGTCTTGCCAGTACCAGATTGAGCTTGACCAATAATATCTCGTCCAGAAAGAATAGGTAAAATGGCTTGTTGCTGAATCGGACTTGGAGTATCAAATCCATAAGCATAAACACCTCTTAAAATATCTGAGTTTATTTTTTCATCGATATCGCCCCAATTGGTAAAAGTGTTTTTTTCGGGAGCACCGTTTGCTGCGGTTGCAGAGTCTGTTGTGGTAGTGTTTTCAAAAGTTGCCATTTTTATTATAAAGTAATAATGAAAATAGTATTTAAGTTTTAATTAATTCCTATTATTTAAAACTTTTGTCTAGTATTTTTGTCTTGTAATAAATAGTTCTTTTGTAAAATAATGATTTTTATTAATTAATCTTAAAATTCATTATTTTACAAAACAAACATTTTTATTACAGAAAGAATTTAAAGTAATAATATAAATAAATAAATGACAACGGAAGCTTTGAATCGATCAAACATGCTCGTTTATACGTTGTCTGATTTTTCTAGAATACAAAGTAAGGGGTTTAGCTACACGCTAGGAGAGAGAACCATTGACCTGATTAACTCTATCGAAAAGGAAGTGGAATCAAGAGTTGGTTACTCAAAACCAATTACTACTAGCTCGATCCAAAAACGGGATGTTAAACCAACTGGTTCTGGTTCAACACCGCAACAACAACAACAACATGGAGGGTTTACTTTACAAAAAAAGAAGGCAAAAAATCATGTGACCGTTGCCGAGGAAGAAACATTCAAGACTATTAAAATTATTCATAAAACAGAGGATGGGCAAATTGACCTTATAAGATCCGAATTTAACAAAATTTCAGAAAAAGGATACATTGACTGTCGAGCCAAGATTATGGGTGCTCTTGACAGCATTAACACGGAGAACCGGGATGAGTTTGCTCGAATTACGGATTTATTATTCGAGATTGCGAGCAATAATCGGTATTGTTCCAAGTTATACTGTGATATATTTAGCGAGTTGATTACAACTTACGAGCCAATGCGAAGTGCGTTTGATTTCAGTGTAGTCGCTTCAAAGTTCTTGCTATTATTTGAAAACATTGAAGATGTTGATCCTTCGATAGATTATCAAAAGTTTATCGATATGAATACAAACAGCGAGAAGAGAAAATCAAGCAGCAACTTTTTTATTAACTTGATGACAAACAATATTGTTTCCAAGGGACAAATATTTCAGTTAGTGTTTACATTGGTCTCAAAAGTGGCTACTAACATATCGTTGGAGGGTAAGGTGAAGGAAATCGATGAGTTGACAGAGAACATTGTCATATTATTTCAAAAAGATTTGTTTGCCTTGGCAAAAGACAACAAGGAATCTGCTC